ATTCATCTGTTTCACTATTAATATATTCAAACAGAATAATCAAAGATTTGTTTCTAAATTCTACCAGTTCATCAATATAAATTTGTTCGTTTAAGGCTCTAACTATCCAACGTGTTTCTTCACTTGGATATTCGTCAAATGAATTAGTGTCAAAGAAATTGTCCCCGAATCCTGTTTTGCCTGCGGCATAATCCCACAAGTAAGTTTTAAATTTAATCGTACCGTTTTGTAATCCAATTCTAGTCCAAACACCCATGCCATCGTAGCGATACATTTCCCATTTACCTTCACCGTTTTCTTCAACAGTGACGATAGTATTTCTTGTAACGTTTAATGTTGCTAAGTCTGCATACATAGGTACAGTTCTAGTAGACTTAGTATTATTATTGTACTGAATTTCGTTTGATGTTGTTGGCAACCACCAGTTAATGTATTCCCAATAATCTGGGGTGTTATAAAATTCTCCTGTTTGGAATAAGAACGATGCTTCTCGTCTAGTTTCTGCAATAGGATACTGTGCAAGAATAGTGTTTGCGTATTCTAAGTAATTCTTTAGTGCAAAGAATCTATTAAAGAAGAAACTTTGTCTTGGTCTTGCTAATACGCCTGACTGCACTGCCTTTGGTAAGTATGGGTTAGGAACAACTCCGCCTACCTCATCAACACCTGACATAGAATCTAACATTCTATCGTATAGACCTTCTGGTCTATTAGTTGCAGTTTCTGGTCCGAACTTGGGTAATCCCGGTAAGAAATCATCAGGGTAATCTGTTCTAATTAAATTAAATTCTTGGTGAGGTTCTGCATCACTCAATCCTGTAGCGAATCCTATATGAAATACACTGTCATTAACATTTGTATAAGGTTGTGTATTGTATAAACCAAATGTATTTGGTAGTAGTGGGGCAACAAAAGGTATACCAGAATTTTTAGGCATTGTGATATATCTTTGAAGAATGCCGTCGCTTAATGTTTTTCCTAACTGGTTATTTACTTGTCCTGTATTACGAACCCAATAGTACCATACGGGCTCAACTACACCTGATGCGTTAAGTTTTGACTGAACACAGAATTTTTGTGAATCTTTAGGTTGTCCTGTGCCTGTGTATGCTCCGGGTGGTTGTTTACTTTCTACCCAAGTATACACGGCAACGTCTGACCCTGGGAAAACTTGTCCCCATATCTTGCTGTTATATACTATATCATTTTGATGATAGTTTAACCATCTTACTTTGCTAGTATCAAACCATAATTGTCCAACTTGATTCTCTCCCCATAACATACCAGAACTAGATTTTTTCGTACCGTCTGAATTGTATGTTGCAGGATCAATCATAGAAACATAATCTAAATTTTGTCTTACAGCACCACACATTTTGTTTTGTAGAGGATCTATGTAATCTAAGTTAACTAATGTGTTATTTGTTTCCGCACTATAAATTTGCACATTTTGTATTTTGTCAATGTCTACAACCGGTGCTGACTCTCTAAATATACTCCAGTCTTTTAGACCGGTAGAATTAATGTAAACATTTATCTGCCCACCGATATCTGCGTATGATAAATCTGGTGTGCCTATAACTACATGGTTATCATTGAAATCAAGTGCTGTGCCATAATTAGGTTGGTATCCGTAATTTTCATCAAGGGAGTTGCAGTGCTGTGCGTAAACAAATTGTCCAGGGTCTGCAACACTACCGTTGTAGTTTGCAAGATAATCAAACATATAAACTGCGCCGGCATTTGGATAATCATCTACGAATTGTGTTGCATTGTTATCAAATACAGTGTCATTGTGAATATTTTCATCGTCAAAAAAATCAAACGTAGTACCTAAATACCTTGTTCCTGCAGGAGCAGAAATTACTACAGAATCACTTTCGTTAAATTTAATTGTATTACCAAACAATGTCCTAGTCGCACCGTGCGGTGGTAAGATTGTTTGTGTTTCTGTATATAATTGAATACCTAACTCAGCAAATACACTGTCATCAGTTTGTTGTAGAGTTAATCTTTGGTTGACAGCACTTATATCGGCTGATATAATTGAGATTATGAGTTTGTTATCACTTGCGGAAGCCGTCACATTAGTAATAGCATTATTGTTAATCTGGCTTGCAACTTGTTGTGCAGTGCTTCCAGCGGCTACAGGTATGCGGTAACCATTAATTAATAATACGCGGTTGCTTGTTAAAGAAACTTCTGAAGTTCCTACGACTGAACCGTATTTTGCTCCGCCGTCAGTATAACGATGGACAGCACCATCTGTTATGTTTTGACCAGTACCGACAATTTCACCTGGTGCACCAAACAATATCTCATTTGAAGTATAGGTCATATCATTATCATAACCAAACTGAACACCAACTCTTGTTTTATTTCCCGCATTAACTGTTTGGGCCCACTGAAACTTATTACTTTCTAAGGTGAGTATGTCCCCTGCTCTTAATATAGAATAATATCTAATATTAGTTCCAACAACAGCATAAGTGTTATCATTTACTATTGTACTGTTTACTTGTGCCGTAATTGCTTCCGACTGCACGTATGCAGTAAACGTTACACTAGGCGCATCTGTGAGTGTCACAGTGGTCGTTGTAGAACGAGTTGTCTTTAAAGATATTGTATTACCAGCAATATCTTCAATATAATAAACTGTTGAAGATGATACTCCAGAGTCACCAAAATCAGATCCGTCAAATACAACTGGATCATTGACATTCATACCAGTAGTTGATGCGAGTGTAATATAATTTGATGCAACTACTGTTGCTGAACTACTTGTTACTGTGGGCGCAAATGTTAATGGGAATTGCTGATATTGATCTACACCATTAGTATATTGCGACTCAATATTTTGTACTAATCGCTGGTAAATATATCCGGAACCATAATTAGTTAGTGAATTAGGGCCTGTTTTATATGGTGAGCCAACGGCTAGAGTTGCGCCTGTATAGTCAGTAGATACTGAGAAACCAAAATTGTCGCCGGCAGTTGCACCTTGAAGTGTGCCGTCGATAATGATAGGTGTAGTATCATAACTTGCTAAATTAGCAGTACCTGTACCTGATCCTGAGCCAGTAGCAATAAATGTAATCCCCACCTTGCCTTCTACTGCACCTAATGCTTCCCAATCAGTGTCGCCTACGCTAGTAATTTCATAAGTTTCGCCAGGAGTAAAGAAGCCTGCTTCAAACGGAATTCTTTGTTTGCGATATACATAAACTTTATTGTCTACTGGATAACCTACAAAGATCCAATTTTTATCTTTTGAAATGTAAGCATCTTGTCCTACGCCACTTGGCACAGAAATAGCAGGTTGATATTCTATTATATCATCTGTTAACACTGTATTGTTTAGTGTGTAAATATGTAATCTGGGTGTCCCTGTAGGTTCTGTCACAACATAAATGTTGTCTGCGTGTGCAATGCGTGTACCAAAAGAAGGACCACCGGTTAATAAACTTCCGGTGTCCTCATCATAACGCTGAGAATTTGCATTGTATCCATAACGATAAACTTTTCCAACATCAGCATCACCGATGAGGTAACCCATTCTTGGACCGTATGCTACTGAACTACCAAATGACTCTCCATCAATTCTGTCTAATTCTTCTAATTGTGCAAAGTTGATAGATTTTCGATAAACTGCCCATCCGCCATTAACACTTTCGTCAACCCAAATAGTATTTTTAACGAACTCTGCTTCAAGTAAATCTGTGTCATTAATATCAGATGGTTTGTTAACTCTTTGTTCTATAAATGTTAAGCCAATGCCTTGCAGTCCAGTTCGACTTTCAGAATTATCTAATGTTAAATTAATGTTGATGGTGTATATATTTACTACGTCAGTTACAAGATAATAACCGTTAACTTCGGGGCCCAAACCTATAAAGCATACAGGGTCTAATTTTTCAAGTCCGTGTGCTTTATTGAATGTAATTTGAGTTGATTGGGATCCTAAACCTTGTACTCTATCTACAATGCCTACTGTTTTCCAAGTATAAACTCTCCACTTGTTTCTAAAATTTGCTAACCAAGCATAATCTCTTACATAAAAATTATCAATCGGAACTCTTAAACCATTTGAATTTCTAGCGGTACGCAAGTCTGAAAAATAATATGCCGCCATACGCACATCTTCCCAATTGACATATCCTGCACTTGGGTATAATTGTTCTGTATCATCATAATTTGTTGTCAGTAATATATTAGGATCACTAACAGGTCTAGCATAATTATATAAATTGTAAATAGGTACTTCTTGCATTGCTCCTGCAGTTGGAGTACCGTTTGTCAAACTTACGATTCCAGGATTACCTGTTAAATCAGATTGGTTAATTCTAAAATCAACAAAGTTGTTGTTTAAAGTACCACCGAACTGTCCCGACAAGATAGCCCAGTTTTCATAAACATCATAATCAATACCGCCCTGTGGTAAATTTGCGCCTTTGAATGCAGAAACAGCGTTTGGAGTACCTTTGTTCTTAATTAAGTTTTTGTAAACGTTAACTTGTGTAATGTCAGTCAAATCTACAAGAGCAAGATAATCTCTTGGTCTGTAACCAATCAATGAAAACGATAACTGATCTGCGTCTTGTTCTAAGTTTGCTGTATTAGTGTTGTAATACAATGTTTGTTCATAAGAACGTGTTGATGAGTTTGGCAACAAGCCTTTTTGTATCTCGTCATAATCTGTAACAAGCCATTCAGTTTCTTGGAACTTAGATGCAGCCTGAACTGTTTTTAATGCAGTCCAGTATTTGTTTTTGTAGGTAACGATCATGCCTTTAGCATATTTTTTACCAACTGCCCAAGGTTCAATATTGTCCTGATTTAAAATAAATCCAGAAGCAAACATTGTACCGTTCCACTCTGCTGTTTTAACTCCTCGCATATAGATACGGTTTTGACGTAAACCAGTAGTTAAGTTGTATATAACATCGTTAAACACGGTTACGTTATCAAATACGATACCATGTTCAAAATTACTTAAATTAACCTGTAAATATGACATTGCATCACCGCTGTTCAATGTTTTTACATTGAATTTAGTGTCTAAACGTGTGATTGCAAGTTCACTCAACTTAATAGGATATAAATTTTGATTTAATATAAAATTATTTTGCGTAACTGTAAGAGGCTGAACTATTAAACTTTCTTTATCAATTGTTAAGTTCTGTGCGGCTGGGTTTAAAGTAATAATTGATCCATTTTCCCAACCTGTTTGTGCCCAGTATAAAAATTCTTTAGTAATAAAGTCCCAGTTAATTTCTACACCGGAGTTAATTTCATCAAATAGCATACCTTTACGTTGAAGATAAGCAGAGTATCCCCCTAAAAATGTTGCTACTTCCTGAGGAGTGTAAAATATAGTACCATACGGTACTAATGTTTCCTGAATAGCCGTTGTTGTGTATTCGTTTGGTACTTTTACAGTAATTTCATCTACGGTAATTTGTCTGTTGTCGCCGTTGTTAACCGGTTTATCAATAATAAAGTATGCTTGACTTTGAGAATTACCGTATACTCTCCAACCATCGGTTGTAATTTGTACTACGACAGCAGAGTATTTGAGTGTGTCTTCTGGTTGGTTATCATGTAGTAACACAGAATAACTTTCATCAGGAATTAACAATGACGCATTATTAGAATTAGGTGTTCCTTTTTCAACAAAGAATTTTAATAGTGTTTTATCACTATAACCAGCAAGACGATAGATTAATCGAACATCTAAGTTATCAAGTAACGAAGTAATAGAGGTAGTAGCATCAACTCCTCTGACTTTTTCGTAATCAACAATCCAGTTTAAGTAACTAGTCTTAGGCGTGCCGGAACCATATACCTCAACGTCACTAATAATTAAGTGTTGTCTATTATCTACTAGATACTGATTAAATTCTGTATTATACTTGTAATTGTCTAGGTCTACTGCTAAATTAAATAACTGTGCAGGTCTAGTTAATGCAAATAATTTTACAAGATCAAATGGCCATGTAGAACTTCTTCTATAAGATAACTCTGCTGATGCAATATCACCTACTTTCCAATCTCGTCTAAATGTATTAGAGTTATACTGTCCTATAATAGCATCTAGCGGCGAACGTAAATTACCCTGTTCGTCTACTGGTATAATTTTGCTTAATCCAGGACGTGCAACGTTTTCGTTAGTAATTGGGTCACCGTTATTCCAAATATAACCTGCTTCTAAATCTGCCCACAAGATATCGTTGTTACTTGTGTATGGTGCAGGACCATAACGATCTGTCCACCAACTTGGCATATTAGCAAAACCTAACATTTCCCATGGCGCAGTATTTGGTTGGAATGAATCATAGAAGAATTTGTACAACCCTCTCCAGTAACCTTGATATACTGGTGTGTTTGTTAACTTGTTACCAGATGCTGTATAGTTGTAACTAAATTGATTTCCAGTAGAATAACCTTGTTGAGTTTTATAATTAATTCTATTTGAGCCTGCCCAGTTTAAGAACATAGGCGAGTACATCTTTAAGAAATCTTCATTAGAATAGGTGCCTTCTCTAAAGAAGCCAGGCATAACTTCATATTCTTTGATAGGAACTTCAGTTGACAACTTAATGTTGTTATAAACTCTTTGTTCAAATTCAAGTAACAGTTGATCTCTAAAATCTGTTAAGCCATATTCGGTGCTATACTCTCCATAAAGAGTCGTGTATGACCCGTCATGACCTTGAATTACGTAAGTTGGTGCTGAGTAATTAGAATCTAAAATTACTTGTGGGATAAACTTAGGATACATGCCCAACTTAGTTGGTGTATTAGGTACGTATGATCCATATGTTTGATTATATTCTTTTACAGTAATTACATCATTTGGTTGTAATGCTACAGTGACATTTAATGAAGGTGCTGTTGTAGAAATAGTGTAATCTCTATCCTTAATTAACTGCGTAGTAACTTGTGTCCCATTAACAACGGTTGTTTTATATACCAAAACACCACTGTAGTTTGCAGTTGTAAAATCGTAAATTTTTGTTAATGGATAAACTGATTCTTGTAGAGCATTAGCAAACGTATAATTGTTTGATTGATATGGTGCTTGTGAGGGCATCATATCGCTCCAAAAGAACGGATCTAAATCTGACTTAGAAGAGGTTACTGCATCTAATGTTTGATCTAAAATATAAGAAGCAGAAAATCTTTGTTGCCAATCGATACCTGATGCAGTTTTAACTAACAGTTGTTTATATTGTACATATGCTTCACTGTTAAATTGTAACGCATCAAAAATATTATGCTCAGACTTACGCAAGAAGGTACCGGGCAATACTAATGATGCAGAGTTTTGTATGATTTTTGTACCGTATGGTATAAGATTGCCTAAATCTCTGTAATTGTTTGAACCAAATATTGCTCCTTCTATACCGGGAGCGTTAACAAATATATTTTGATACTGTGATCTAATTTCGCCAATATTAATTTCTGTTAAATCTTCATTAAATGGATTATTATTTAAGTTAATAGGAACACCGTAGTATGCATTGGCGCTAACTTGATTACTTAATAATAAGATTTGAATAGGTGTATCTTCAGTTGGTGCTGTGTTTAAAGTTACAACTGTAGAGTTGCTTGTTCTAGTAACTGTATAATCTGATGGTAGCACAAACACATTATTTAAATAAACTTGTATTGCAGGCCATTTAGCAGTATTTTCAGGATCATCTGGTACAACAGCAATATCACAAGTAAATTGGGCTGTGGTCCCTTTTGTATATTCTAGTTCAAATATTTGATATTGAACTGAGGGGGCAACGGCTGTTTGCCAACCCAATTTCCTTGTAAAATCTATATTACTTGTGTAATCATATATGTAACCAGTATTAACTTTTTGTTCAACAGGTTCTGTCCCTGTAACATAAGAAAAACTTTGACTGTTTAATGCGACATCAAAACTAATATCACCTACGTTATCAATATTAGAATAACTTAGAGGAAAACCTAATATAGAATCGTTTGCGCCAGTGCCAACACCGTATGCAAATAATTTATTACCTACAAATGATGTGCCTTGATAGTAATCTGCGTCTCCGAATGAAATACCGTTGCTGTCAAATACATCAAACAATGGTGCTTGATTAACTGTTAGTTTTTGTTGTGCTTCTGACCAATATTGACCATCAAACCAGAATGTTGAACCTTGATAATTGTAGCCACGTAAAGATACTGTTTGATCGTTTTCCTCAACTGGACTATCTTCTGCTTCTGTCAATGTTATTACTGCTGGACCCGTAGAAGTTAGTTTTGAAAAGCCAACAACCCAAATTTTATTTCTAACATTAATATTAGTGTCTGCCGCAAAAACAACCCTGGCGCCTGAAAACAGTGCGTATTGGTCAACAGTAGTGTCAGTACCTACGATAGACGCATTTGTTGTACTAGCAAAAGTAGTTGCATCACTCCATGAAACTTCTAAAATAGTATTTGTACCAGCAATGTCTATACTATCAATTTGTGTATTTCTTGGTAAAATATTTGTAGAGTCTGTAATATACATACCAACTTGAAATACAGTATGTACATTCGCTGTTGGGATTGTAATATTTGTTACAGTCCCGGCTGTTACAGCATTGATAGTAGCGGTATAATCCGTGTAGGTTTCAACATCTGGATAATAGTTTTGTTGGTTTGCTACTTTTGTAAATGCATTAGTTGTTCTAGTGTCGATAAAGTCAATTGGGTTTTTAGAAGCCGCACCAGAATTAAAAAGTTTTAAATTTGGATAAAACTCAATGATAGGACGCTTTGCTTTATTTGTTCCAGTAGCATACGTTGTTATAATAGTTGGGTCTTCGTTATACTCTGCTGTCGCATTAATAACATCAATGTGGAACCATCTGTTTGATCTAGACCAAGCATTGTTATTGATAGAGTTTCTAGCGATTGTAATATAATCTGGATCAATAGGTATAAACAATTCTGTATCAAAATTACCGATTGAGTAAGGAAGTATATCGTATGGAATATAGTTAGCGCCAGTAAAATCTTCTGGGCACAACAATGTATCAGTTGGAATAAGTTGTATGCTAGTTCCAACTCCCTCTACATAATATTCCCCGTCTAAGTAACTAGCAGGAACTACATCTCCATCAAATTGTACTTTTAAGCCATTAGTAAAAGTTACACCATTAGTTGATGTGAATGTTTTTTGTCCTAAAATATCTTCATTAACATTTAACGTGTTTGTTAAATTGCTTTCAACTAATCTAATAACACCTACTTTATTTGGATTTGTTCCATCCTGATAATACAACGTGTCTAACGGTGCAGATAGATATGGAATTCGTAATATCAGCCCTGATGTGCTTCTATAAAAACTTAAACCAACATACTCTGTGCCATAAACAGCAGTAATTTTTTCTTCTGTTGGGATAACACCAGCTGGTATTAATCTAATTGTAGGGTTTGTAGGATCCCCCACATATGTTATAGTATAAAAGTTTTCTGCTACAACTGAATAAAAACCTTCTTCAAACAAACCTTCATTTACATTTGCTTCCATCTCACCTGTGTCAGCAGTTAGGGCAAGAGTAGCACCGCCTAATGTTTCACTAATTGTGAATGTAGTTGAAGATATAATATCTTTAACATAATAGATTGTGTCTACATCTAAACCACCTAACAATGGAAGACCGTTTGGTTGTGTAAATGTAACTGTTTGATTTTCTATTAACGCTGATGTGTCACCAGATGCGAGTACTAACTGTGATGTAGTAGTTTGATCTATTGACAAAGTAACTGGTGCTACAAGTTCAGGAGCCACTAAGTTTACATCATAGTTTGCTCCATTTTCATCAAAGAATGACTGAACAAAACCAACTTCTTCAGGATCTTCTGTATTATAAAACATTACAGTTAACCCTTCTAGCGATGTTACACCATCGATGTCTCCAATCTCTGATAATGTTTTTCCGTTAATATCTACAAATAAGTCAGTAGAAACAACATCTACTGTGTTGTTGCCGGGAAAAATATATTGATCTTGGGCTGAACGGCTAGGTACTGTAAATGTTACGTACCCTTGATTAGCACCGTTATTAGAAACACCTAATATGTCTCTTGTATATTCATTACCATTATATCCTGTTACGCCAGGTACCCCTTGAATCCAAAACTGAGTTTCTTGGTTGACTGCAAATCTATAAGTGCCGCCACGCAACATCGTAATTGTGGGATTGAGAGTACCTGAAGCCGCGCCAGAAGTTCTGATGTTGTATGCTTGTGGCAAATCTGATACAACATAGTCTGTTTCAGCAAATACAGTTGCACTTGCTATAGTAACAACAGGCGGGCCTTCTGGAATCCAATAGTATTGATTAAAGTTAATTGCCTTATCTAAATTTGTAAACGAATCCCAAGAATAAAATTCACTTTTAAATAGTTTAGAATTATCAACTGTCACCCCGCCCTTTAATTTAAGAGCATCCAACATACCTGGATAAGTAATAAAGTCTTGTGCTACTGATTGATTTTCTTTTAAGAAAGCAATACCCGGCGCTAATTGATAATCTGTTCTAGTTTTTGTAGGCTCTGTTACGTAATAGTCATTTGCATTAACACCATAACCAAATTTACTACCTACATAACCTTGCAGTGTTTCGTTCTTTGGTGGGTTAACTAGTTGGTCAAGGGTCGCTCCTAAAAACTGTGCATTTGAAGGAGTTTTAAATATCTCTGGTAGAAACTCAAGTGTTCTAATTCTATGACTCATCTACATACCTTTAAGACTTTAATGTGTCTGGCGTAAGTGCCGCTACGATAACAATGTCATTAGTAGTTGCCGCATTAGCAAATATTTCATACGGTTTGCATTTGATTTCATACAAGTCTCCAAATTGTGATTCTGGATCGTTTGGAACTAATACCACCGAACTTAGATATTCTCCTAACTGTTCATGTAAGTATGCACTTAACTCAGAGAAAAAGAACGTGTCTCCAAAATTCCAATAGTTAATATCAAAATATGCATCCATAGCCGTTAACACAGCACTTCTAATTTCACTGTTACTGGCGTTTGTGTTCGTTGCTTTGACTACTTTGATAGTTGCTCTAAGAGCCCTGTCTGCTTTTTCACCAAACAACGGTTTAAACGTAACACTATTTAATATCACTGAATCTGACAACATTTTATAGTTTTGAATCAATGGATATTCAGCACTTAATTGATTAAGTGTAGGTTCTGTTGGTTTTTTAACAGTGTTAGTTGTATCTTTAATCCAGTTTTGGTAATCTGTGTAATAAGCATTTGTAACCAAATACAAATCAATAATGTTTGTTGTTGCTGGATCAATACGTGTTGTGTTGTTTGCATTATGTCTATATTGGAAAGACAAGCCTTGTCTACCTGGTTTTACTGAATAATCTGTTTGTTCGATCAACACATAATAAGGTGTTACTATTGTAGGATCTTGTACAGTTTTATAAAAAAGATTATCTGTGTAAGCATAAAATAATGTTCCTACCGGATATTCATATTTTACAACTTCAATTTGATTTTTAGTAGCATACGTATAAACAACATCTGTACTAGGTACAATTAGTTCTCTTGTTAAATTGACAGGGTCGGTTATAGTTCTAAAGAATACATACACACCTATATTAGCACCGTTATTAACATAACCGGTAATGTCGTTAAAGAAGTCAGGATCTAAAATTAATTGACGATTGTTTACATCGGTCGCCGCAACTTCAACTTGAAAGTCATTTACATAACCGTCGCTTTCAACTGTTTGTCCTAAAATGTTAACTTTGGTATCTGTGCCTAATGCAGTACTAGATCCAAACTGTGAATTAATTCCTAACACATTAATAAAATCTTGTATAATTTTTCCAGTAAACGGATCGTATACTAATTCGTTTGGACTAAAAGTAAAACGAATGTCGTCTGCACTACCAAAATAATAAGTCAATGATTTATATGTTACTGTATATCTATTGTCTCCTAAACTAGTAAATTTAACAAAATAGTTTGGATCAGTATATGTACTGATTGACCAACGTTCTTGGTTAACTAATAAAGAGTTATTAAAAACTAATGTAAAATCCTGTTGTAATTCTATCTTTAAAATACATTCTTGTATAATCTGCGGTGACAATGAGTTATCAAAAACTGGAATGATCTGTGATAATATTACTCCGTCTGGTACATAACCATTAACGGTTACTGGACCCTGTCCGTTTGCAAATGTTCCATTGCCGTTATTGTTACCATCACCGACAATATTAAGAACAGTAGACCAAATATAAGTAGATTCTCCGGGGCCGGGTACGCCAACAAGTAATCTATTATTACTATCAAAATAATAACCAGTAGGTGCAGTGAATTTTAATATTGCGCCTGCTGTTACATATTTTGCATTAGTAGTTGTGAATGTACCTAACGGAGCTGGATTTTCTACTTCGCCAGTAAGTGAATATAAGTAACCGGACTCATTAGCGGCATCTACAGAACTTACTTTCCAATATAGTGCAGGATCTCCTGTACCTGGATATGCATATCTAGTGTAATTTTGAATATAATATTGTGTTGCTCTGTTTAATGCTAATACAGATGCTAAATCGTCAGTAAAAAATTGAATAATATCACTTGTGTTTTGTACTTGCAGTGTTAAATATCCATCTGTATCACTTTGATACAATGCACCGTCACTACCAAAAGAGTTTGTACTAGAATATTTTCCAGTTGGATCTAACAAATCTAAATTTTTAGAAATACCAATAGAACTTCTGTTTACTGCTTTAGATTTAATAATTGAATTATAAAGTGTATAAGGGAAGTTAGTATAATCTTCTCCATTTACCATTCTATTTTGTGTGTAGTATCTTGTTGGTGCACGTTGCTTGATAGAATCTAACGACTCTCTAGCCTGTGCATTAGAGACTGTAAGCGGCAAGGTTAAAGACATTGTTAAAGTTTCTCGTCTACCTCTTCTACTAATATATGTAATTGCCACTGAAATACCGTTCATTTCAGAAGGATCAATTTGATATGTTAGTGCATTACTTGATCTTACATATGCTCTAAAATTACCAACAGGTATCTCTGAGAATACTCCATCACCAAACACATAAGTTACTTGATCGTTTGTGCGGGAGTTTACAGAGAATATCTTTTTATTTGATGATTCTGTTTGTAAGTAGGCATCTGAATAAACATTATCGACTTGTTTCCATAATGTTCTCGTATCATCGGAATTAAGTTGGTATAACCATGTATCAGTCTCATTTATTCCATTGACATCAATATCTTGGGTTTCATTTGATATTGCTTGCTGAAAAGTAAAATCATTTGTTTGCAATGTTCCCTGTTTAAAATAAAACATAAAACCTGTATTAGGACTTCCAAAACCTAACCCGTCATTTCTTAGTAAAATATTCATTGTGCCGCTAGGTGTAGGGGGAATTTCATAAACATAATCTTCATTTAATGATGTGGCACTTACTAATTCAAAATTCATTGATTGTGCATCAACTACAGAAGTGAACGGTATAATTGGTAAACTACCTTCTGGAATACGCATTGTGTATTCTGAAGTTTGTACGCCCATAATATCTGCTGAGTTTGCAGGTCTGCCAATTTTTTGTGAATCTATGAAGGTAGCATTTAGTACAGAATTAAATTGATCTTGCCACATATTATTTGCAGGATCATTCCAAACAATAGTTTTGTTGCTTAGGCTTGCCCCGTTCATGTCGGTGACATTTTCTGTTGTTCTGAGTGCTGTGACTTTCATATAGCCAGATGCACATGTATTTCTTTTTGGAGTATAACTTACTAAGTCTGCAAGTTTGATAACTGAATCTCTACGTTCAGCAGTATCAATAAAGTTTTCTCTGGTGTTTAAGTCATTTCTAAACGCAAGACCTTGGCCCATAAAAGCCATAACATCAAGCAGAGCAATAAACTCTGATGATTCAATATAATCGTTATACGTTTCTGGATAATATAAACGTATGTAATCAATAAAACTTTTGCGTAGGGTTTCGTAGTCGTAACTTCTGAAATCCGCTTCTCTAAACGTCTGATAGATTGCTTTCCAGTCGTTGACTCCGAATAATCCTGATTGCCTTGAACTTGTAGCCATAGTTATTCTCTTGTGTTAATATATTTATCATTATGGAAAAACCGAGTTTTTTATTAAACTTCAGCCGCAGACAAAGATTCTTGGTCAAAGAATACAGCGAGATCAAGTGGGTTGTTGAAGGGATTGACAGACATTTGCATTTCTACTAAAATACCATTATCTCTGGTAACCGCAGTAACAGTGTTGACATATAACCGAGGATCTAAAGATGCTACTCTACGAACTTCATTTTGTACTGCGTTAACTACATCTATAGTATTAGGATCAAAAACAAAATCCCACAATATTGTGCCGTAGTTAGGTTTGCCTACTTTTTCACCCTTACGAATGTTTAATGCATTAACAAAGTCTTGTATGACTAATTGTTCATCCGTCAAGCGAAATTTCTTACCCCAAACAATACCGCCTTGGGGTATAACACCGTCACCAACGGTATTATAACGAGTAGACGTAACCGAATAAGTCCTAGTTTTGTTTGCGTTTTTTGTTGAAAATCCTATGTATGTTGGCATAATGTATTTATCTTATTTTTTCTTGTATCCTGAGCCTAGATCATCATTAATAACGTTATGGTGTAACATGTACGCTTCGTTAGTTTCACCTGCCCAGAATGCGGTGTCTCCTGCGTTGATTACTGCAACAAATTTTTCACCTACGTCTTCAATAGAAACAATCTCGTCCCAAAAAGTTTCATCATTTTTCATACAAGCAACTTCTTTACGTATAAGATTAGGGGCATCAACGAACTCTAAATCTTTAGTAAAGATAGGTGCGGTAGTAGAACACACTAATGACACCCCTGATTTAGTAAGTAATCTTACACACGGTTGCAATTCTATATAATTGAAAACCACTTTACCCATATAAGTCTCTAAACTTGCATCACCTTTACCTAAAGAAATATTATGATCTGTGCGTAGTTGCCATGCCTGTTCTATTAATCTACTGTTAATGACAGTTGACTCTACTGCAGGTATATAACTTTCTAATACTACGCAACCGGCTCCACCGGGGGATGGATTAGTGTTGTCGTCAGATGGACCAGTAATATTTTCTACAGTGTTTTCTTCTACATCCGCTCCGCCTTCTTGTACGTTTTCATATGTTTTTGGTTCATATGGGTTTCTGTCTGACACTGGGCCAACTACCCATACAAATTGGGTTCCGTTGTATACCCAATACCCGGGTGCTGTTGCATTGTCAGCATTGGTGTATGGGTTGTCTCCCAAACCGTCACCGTAGTTCCAACCTGTTTCGTCAGATAAACTAGAACCCGGAGTTGCGGCATTTCCGACTCCGCCGGTGTAATTCCATGACCAATTTCCGCCACCAAGATAACCAGTTTCTTGGTTTAGATTAATTACTACACCTTTTTGAGAAAAATCGTTTGGTGTAACAATGTTTTGTGTTTCGGATCCACTACCTACTGTTGAGTTAGCATAACCACTAAAATTAAACGTTTCAGGGTTATATGCGTTATAACCAGGAGCATTAAACCATTCATTTGTCCAGCCTTCGCCCGGAGAAGTTCCTTCAGCATATACTCCTGTAGCATTTAGAATTGCATTTTGTACGGCTGCGGCATCTGCGGCAGTTGTTTCACTACTTCCATATGTTTGATTTGCATCGTTCTTAGCCGTATTTTGTAAAGTATTAAGCACTGTTGCTATCTTAGCGATAGCCGCAGCCGTATCTGTTGTAGCGGCTCCTGCATTTGGCACTGATGGTATGGTACCAGTGGCTGTATCGTAGGCTGTCACTGCCGTTTGTAATGCTGTCACGGCTGAGTCGTAAGCAGCCTTTGCAGTTGCAATTCTTGCATCTCCTTCTGGGTAACTTGCAAGTGCTACTGAGTATGCTGATTGTGCTGTCGCTAACGTTTCGTCTAAGGCTATAATTTCTTTGCGTTTTGATAGCAATATGTCATTAAATATTGACAATCCCATTGCTTTGTTTACGTCTGCTCTTGCTATTTGACCTAATAGATTAGGTCTAGGGACTTGTGTCGGGCCTATTGTGTTATTAATTAATGTAGTTAGTTTACTTCTATTAAATGTGTTAATACCGATTGTTGGTGTTTTAGCATTATCTCCGGATGAGCCAGTCAATGACTTGAGTGCGGAGACAACACCTACTGCAACATCTCCGAGACCTGCGGCGCCAGTTCCTAATGCTGTTACTCTACTCTGAATAAAGTTATCTGCAAGTCCGTCTACATTACCTACGCCTGACAATAATCCCGTAACTGCATTACTAGAATTCCCTACGTCAACTCCACTAAAGGCTTTTGTAGCAAGTTTACTAGACACTTGACTGATGAGACCGGAGGAGCCGGCCATTCCAGGAACCAGTGGATTTTTATTAACACTTCTAAGTATGTCTGAACTGTCTACTGTCATACCTGCTATTGCACTACCGCCGGGTAAGTTTGAAATACCTGAGGCTGCGGCCGCGGCTAAGCCTGGCGCTAAACCTCTTTGAACTTGGTTTGCGGCATCAACCATTACCACACTGTTACGTGCTAGTGCTGATACGGAGCCACCCGAGGTCGCTGACCTAAGATTGCCGGCTAGAGCAGATAAGTTTTGTGGAACATTAGCAGTCATTGGTACAAAAGTTTTTGTGATTGTTTTAAATGCTGATGCTACTGGACCTAACTTGGTATCTAAAGAATTGCTAAAATTTGCCGATCCGGTTGCGGTCGAGAGTACAGAATCAGTAATAGATGCTAGTGATGCGGCAACCCCTCCTGAAGGACCCGTAAATTGTGCCTTGATAGCACTTGCTGTTCCTTGACTAACGGCTTTTTTAATTGCATTTAAATTATTTGTTGAATTATTTCCGGCTGGGGCATATCCATTGGCTACTCGTTTAACATTATTAATACCTGCATTTAAATCAGGTGATGATGCCGCAGCCGATACAATACCGGTCAATGCACCATACCCTTCGTTACCTGTGATCGTTCTATTTTTTGTTAATCCGGTCTGGGCTTTTTGTAAGTTAGTTACTATTGATTTACTCTGTGCAGTCGTGCTTGAAATCAAGTTATCATATGAATTTACTCCGCCTTTACCTGTAAATATATTGTTTGGCATCACTGTTCTAACAGCGGCATCGGTAAATGCACCAGTGTATGGATCTTTGGCTTTGCCTGCTTTTATTAGAGTGTTGACCATAATGTCTGCGCCAGGTTTTAAAATTCCTCCAGCAGACAACTGAGTTGGTGTTTGTGCAAAGGAACCGATAGCCGCTGTACGTACACCTGTGACATTATCAACATATTGCGTTGCGCCTGCTAAATTAGTTGCAACTGTTGCCGCGGCGCCAGGGCCTGCCGCCGCGAGTGTTGCCATACCACCTAGTAATGATGTAGTTGCACCTTTATCTACTGCTTTTGATACTGCGCCAACTTCTGGTACAGATGACACAGTAGCAGTTGATAATCCCGGAACCGAAGCATTAGCGGCGGCGTCATCAATAAGGTCACTTACATTACTTGGGGCCGCAGCCGGTAACTGTGCATCAGCAGAGGGATCAACGTTTACATCAACACCTTGTCCTGCCATAAGCCATGGGTAATGGGCCGGAGCACGTGATGTTATACTGTCTAGTTTTCCAGGTGCGCCTGCCCATCCAACAGTAGAATCAAATAACGTATCTGGATGTTTTATAATAGCGATCGGCTCAACTGCAACCGGAGTAACTCCGGCTTCTCCATCATTTAAATGCACCTTAGATCCATTGATATATGCTTCTCCACTTGCTTTACCAGACCATTTACCTGCGGCTTCCATGGCAATATTTTGATCTGACTTAAATAATAAATTTTGCAGTCCATGTAATTCGTACACATCTCCTACACTTTGCTTAAACTTTTTAACTGAATTAAAGATCATATTTTCTTGTGCATTTATATTAACATCTTTGCCGGCATGTATATTAACCATATTATCAGCATGTAAATTTAAATCACCTTGCGTTCTTAAGTTAATAGAGTTTGTTGAAAATACGTCAACTGTGCCTTCTTTACCTAACTCAATATAAGATTGTCCATTAGAATGTAGAAGCATCAATACTTGTCCATCATCACTCATTAATATTTGATGACCTAATGCTGTACGCAGTCTAATTAATTGGTCTCTACCAATTATATCACCATCATCCATAACGAGTGAATGACCACCTCTACGTGCAACAACACGCATTGATGTGTTAAAATCATCCTCTGTGTCACCGGATTCTTTTTTGTTTATTTTTGATGCTAATGAGTTGGCGCCACCGTCTGTGAATCCACCTTCATAAATAGGTCTACCGGGTGTGCTTACACCCCAACCAACTCTACTAGTTGCTTCACGTGATGCACTAGAACCGATAGGTCCTCTGATTCTATCTCTAAGAATACCTTGCTGTTGCATAATAGATGCGGCATAACTGTGAATAGGTTTTGCCGCAGTTAGATAATCAGGCGAGTCCGCAATATCTTTGTTATTTGTATTGATGTTTGTTACTGGTAATGTCGTTGCACCACCATAACTTTGTGCTTCGCCTTCGTTTGCAATAATATTATCAGATGATCCAATTGCAGGAATCATTTGTAATTCATCTGGATCGGGTACTGCACCTATGTAAAACCCGTAGTTTAAATCTCCGTTAACAAAAATACAAATAACTTTTGTACCTATATCAGGTGGTGCGTTCCATTGACCATAGGAACTAGGATTTGTAATATATTGCCCATATTCAGAACTAGTGACATTTCCGTTGTCATCTGTTTCTTCAGTGGGAGATGCTGTGGGTCTGACTGAGCCAAAGAACGTGTGTAGTCTTCTTACTGGAATCCAAGTGTCTCTATCTTGTGAGGCTTTATCAAATGACTCACTAGGAAACACAAACAGTTTACCTGAGTTTGTGGGGTCAATGTTGTCCATAACAGTAGCAATAATAGGAACATTCTTAATGGTGGCGACCCCTGCGCCTGCTTCATATTTTCTTACTTTGCCTCTGGGTTTAAAAACATTTCTACTCATAATTAACCTGCATCGTCATCCGAATTATTAGTTGTTGTTGTGTTTGGTGGATTACCATTAATCACTCCTGCTGTGCCTCTACGGTCTGTTGTTGGATCTGTTAATAATCCTGTATTAGAAGTAGTACCGCGTTTATCAGCAGTTGGGCCATTTCGGCTCATTCGTCCATGTCTTTCTTCTCTATCGTTATCATTTTCACATGCATCTGAATCTGGGAAAGTATTTATAACTGCTTCTAAATCTTGTGTAAACCTTCCTTCTGAAAAGTTACTTGTAATAGTTACTAGTCTATAACTAACACCTACGATGGTGTTGGCAACATTGTTTGGGTATTCAAAAAATAATATTGACTCATTAATATCTAAAATGCCTGTAGGATTACCGTCTGTATCATAATCTACTGCTTCTTTAAAATCTATTTCAAAAAATACTTGTCCGCCATTTGCCGCAACTCTAAATCCATCATCTCCATAAAATCGTTGATAAACCCCATCGGTTCTGGAATCTGATACTAAAAAGTCAGGATCTCCTAATATTTTAATTTTAGCGGCGGCATATGCATCCGGGGAGTATAAACTAGTAACATAATTATTTTGTGCTTCTCTACCACCACCAACACTGTTCATTGTTGGTTCTGGTGTAGGTTGACCAGGCTGGCTAGGCACATCTGTATCTCCCCCTGTACCAACGCCGTCAGCATCGTTTACCGTTCCTAATACTTCATTATAATATAAGTTATCTAATTGTTGTGTGTATTCTAAGATTTCTCTATTTTCACCTGTATACCAGTACTGATATCTCTTATGCGGACCGTAATAACCTATGCCGGGATTAACTACAGATGATCTAATTACTGGTGTTTGATATGTTTCAAATTTATATACCGTAGTGTAGGCCCAATCGGCAACTTTAGGATCCCATACAGCATTCTCAATTTGAGGTGTCACGTGATACCAAGCAACTGGCTTGTTAGCTCCAGGATTGTTAGATGGTTGTTCACGTTGGGTGTCTGGAGTCGGTTGATTTGCATAAACAATTTTTAATGCATCTCTTAGATATGTACTACCTTTAACCAATTCATCAAATACTTCTATTACAGAAGTACCCATGGGGAACGTTATAGTCCTTTTTGTAAAGTCTGGTGTTTGTGTAGCAGAATTCTCGTCTGTTGATTCGTATGAGTTGTCGATGTCCGCACCGGGGAGTTTACCTTTATCAACGTCTTCAGGTGTTATTAGCCTTGCAGATTTTAATGCGTCCCTATCTGGGCCAATAAATTTTGCTCTAAATTGATTAGCCGTAGTACGTGAACCAGCCGATACTTCGTTTGCTTGGGCTTGGTTCATCAATGTTAAAAGACCAGTGTCGTTAACAATGTTGATTGTGTTATTATCATCAACGATCACACCAAGGGCTTCTTCAAGTGTTGCGGCTGTTATAGTGCGATCGGCTGTCAATCTTCCTCTCTTTACACCGAATGCTTCATTTGGTGCTACTGCCGCACAACTTATATTGTATATTACAGCAGATCCTTCAATTCTAAATCTTATTGCTACAATATTAATGTCCCAATATGTTTGGAACATGTAATCTCCAGATCCATTAGGATCTAAATCAGTTCCTTCAAAATCTGTTTTACCATTTGCTACGTATCCATTTTTGTCATAACCCAAAAATCTAACACCAATAATAAAAAACTGTCTGGATGGGTTAGTGGGAGCACCATTTGCATACGCCGTTCCTTGATAATAGTTAGCCATTGCTTCAGACGCTTTACGCAATTTCGTAATAAAAGAAAATCCATATGGTTCTGTTATTGTGAAAGAAATATCATATGCGTTAGTTGAAGACTGTGTGGCGTCTGCTCCAACTGCTTGTTTAATTTTTAAATTATCAATATAAAAGTCGGTATTAAATTCAGGTGCTCGTTTAGATGCATTATTGTTGACTCCACCTGATTGTGCAATTAAGTACGCACCAACATCATTGTTTGAGCCGGCTGTAGCATTTGCCAAAGCATCAATATCTTTTCTTCCAGATGCCACAAAGGCATCGTATGCATCCGGTGTAATCATATACAACGAAATTTGGTATGTGTATGACGATAACGCTCCTAGTGGATTTTTTAATCGTCTACCTGGTGCTTCTGTTCCTGTTGGCATTATATTCCTAACACTGCTCTTAATGTGTCTAACGTGGGTATATATATTTTTAAGCCCGATACCATATTAAACATTGGGTCTGGTCCTAATTTATTTGGATTACGTGCGGCAAATACCCACCACAACCGAGAATCATTATAAAGATGCTGTGCTAACAAATCAGGTCTATATTGATATTGTGGGGTAATTTCAAATTCGGCATCTGATGACTCTTTAGGAATAAGAGGATATGGATCCATTACATCCAAATATTGTTTATTAACAACTGATGATCTTCTGTACGGACTTGTTTTTGGATATATATCGTTAGGCATTTCTTCTGTCCTGTGCTTGTTCTTTTATTTTATCTTTATCAACTTGTGGTTGTTGCTGTTGTGGTTGTGCCATTACCATAATCCTGGGTTTGTAGATTGTTTGCCCAGCATCAGATTTCCTGATGCATAGTCTTTAAGACTAAATCTATTACTAATGTCATTTCTACTAACAACTGGTAAACAACTAATAGTTAATGTTATTTTAGTAGGCACGTATGTAATTTGCTGATCTTGTGTATCAGTAAACGTTGCTACTGGTCTTTTTCCACCCGGCTCTAATTGCCCGCCTATTAAAGTTAATCTGTCTGTTCCTGCAGTAGTGTCTGTGTTTGTTGCTCTAATATAATCAACGTCCTTTGGTAAGTTATACTGAAAGTTTGTAATGATTAAAGGATGACTATTAAATTGAAATGCACCTAGTCCATACATAAATGCTAACGGAGGAGGAGTTCCTATTTTTGGATTTTGATCTTGTCCATAAAACATTTTTGTCATTGCTTTGAAAAAGTGTATTACTGCCAGCAAGTAATTTGCTTCAAACGTATCCTGACAAGTAAAATCTGCTGTAATAGAAATATTGTCTACTGCACTATTTTGATAATGATGAATTTTATAGTTGCTATGAGTTGGCGCTACAGAATCATATGATGCTGTGTATGCTATGTTTACTTGCGGAGTATAAGGAAACACTACTCCATCAGTTGCTACTAATGGTTGCAATATGCCAGGAGTGTTTGGATCTTTGTACAGATAGTTTGCTCCGTCACCTAGTTTCATTCTTACACGCCAATCAGCGGCGGCATTAAATCCTTCAGGCATTGTTTGGTTCTCCGATCATTTTTATACTCATATACCTATATGATAAATAGTTTGCTACATGATATATTTATCGAAACCAAAAAACCACATTTTTTTACCCGTAACAGTTGCAATGCTATTCAGCATTGCGTATAATTGACACATACCAATCTTGCAATAAGATTAACCAACAACAGAGGAAATTTAATGGCAGTTGCAAAAAAACCAGTTAACTATTTAAATAACAAAGACATCTTAAAAGAAATCCACGCAAGCAAATCATCATATTGTTCTTTTTCAAAGAAAGAGTATCATCAATACGACATGATTATTGACACACCAGAGACCCCGCTAGAAAAGTCTCTTCCTATATGTCTTAAAAAAGCAAGCATTCAACAAGCAAAAGAAAACAAAGCGGCTCGTTTATCAGCAGAACAAGGCTTAACAGGACAAAACAAGATTGATCCAAAAACTATCGAAACAGATGGATTGATTTTTAGGGTAATGACTTGGGACCATGTACCGCTTGCTAAAAAGCAACCCAGAAAAATTGTTAAAAAGAAAACAGCACTAGACATCATTGACTTTGAAGATGAATTAGATCCTGCTGATTCATTGTTTGATGACTTAGAAGACAAAAAGAGCAAGAAAGAAATTGACGATTTGGTTCACGTTAAAGTTAATTTCCCTCCTTTTCAACATTATCGTTTAGATGCAGAGACTAACACCTTAACGTTAGTTGGTAAGTCACATTGGAAAGGTGGAGTCAAAACTGGTGAGTTTACTACTAAAGCAGGTAACATCACTGACAAACTAGCACGTATGTATATCATGTTATGTGAAAAGTATGCTATGAAGTTCAATTGGCGAGGTTACACATATAACGATGAAATGCGTCAAAGTGCTATTCTACAATTAACTTATGTTGGCTTACGATTCAATGAAGCAAAATCTGCTAACCCGTTTGCATATTATACTGCGGCTATCACTAATAGTTTCTGTAGAGTACTTAACTCTGAGAAACGCAACCAAAATATCAGAGACGACATTTTAGAAATGAATGGACTAAACCCATCATTCACTAGACAAATGTCTGGCATGAATTTTGACAGTGCTAGTAATTTGGCAGAACAGGCAGAGTATTAATTTATCCGTTTTGTTTGTATTATGTTCTATTGTAAGTTACAATATAGCATTAATGTGGGTAACTAATTATGGCTAATCTTTTTGAGAAAGCGGCAGTTTTTACAGATATACACTTTGGATTAAAAAGTAACAGTTTAATTCACAACCAAGATTGTTCTAATTTTGTTGACTGGTTTATAGAGAAAGCAAAAGAAGAAGAATGTGAAACGTGTTTCTTTTTAGGCGACTGGAATCACCATAGATCCAGTATCAATATGCATACTATGCAGTTTGGTTTGCGAGCATTAGAAAAACTAAACAATGCATTTGACAAAGTGTATTTTATTCCGGGTAATCACGACCTTTACTATAGAGATAAAAGAGACATTCACTCTGTAGAGTGGGCTACCCATTTACCAAATATTATAATTGTTAACGATTGGTTCGAAGAAGGTGATTGTGTTATTGCTCCGTGGTTAGTCAATGACGATTATAAGCAATTAAAAAACAAAAAAGGCAAATATCTTTTTGGTCATTTAGAGTTACCCTACTTCTACATGAATGCTATGATCGAAATGCCTGATCACGGAGAACTTAACACAGATTACCTATCACAATTTGAGTGGGCATTCTCTGGTCACTTTCATAAAAGACAATCACGTAAAAATGTTTGGTACATAGGTAATGCGTTCCCACATAACTATGCAGACGCCGGTGACGATGCTAGAGGCATGATGGTACTAGAATGGGATAAAGAACCAGAATTTCATTCATGGCCTAATCAACCTAGATATAGAGTTTACAAATTAAGTGAGGTATTGGATAACCCAGAGGGCTTGCTTTTACCTGACAGCCATGTTAGAGTACATTTAGACATCGATATTTCTTATGAAGAAGCCAACTTTATTAGAGAAACATTGATACCAAAACA